GTGCAAAAGCCAGGGCTGCTCACAGCATGATAAAAAAAGCTATAGATAAAGGATTTAAATCTTTTTCTACAGCCGGAAGCCGTAAATCCCCTCAGATTAATATAGTTGCTAAAATTTGTGAACATTACGGCGTTAAATTTACAGCCCATACACCAAAAGGGAAGCTCAGTGATGAATTATTAGATGCTCAGAAATCAGGGGCTAAAATTATACAGCACAAGGCCGGATATAACAGTGTAATAAAAGCACGCTCTAAAGAATGGGCTAAAGAAAATAATGCGTTTGATGTTCCTTTTGGAATGATGCATGATAACGCTATAAACGAAACAGCGGCCCAGGTTCAAGACATACCTAAAAAAGTTAAAAGGATTGTTATTGCTGTAGGAAGCGGAATAAACCTTTGCGGCTTGCTTAAAGGAATGGAAAGAAATAATATAAAAATTCCTGTTTTAGGAATTGTAATTGGTGCAAAACCAGAAAAAACACTGGATAAATACGCTCCGGAAAACTGGAGAGATATGGTTACTTTGAAAAATGCTGGGTTAGATTATCACGATGAAGTAAAAGATAATAATTTCCACGGAATAAAAACAGACCCAATCTACGAAGCAAAATGTTTAAAATTCTTAAAAAAGAAAGATTTGTTTTGGATTATAGGCGTTAGAGGAACAATAGCTAAAAAAACAGTTAATAAAAAGTTTAACTTTAATAGCCCAGAATCTAAATCATCAGATGATTTTGATTTGGTTTTTAGTTGTCCTCCTTATGCAGACCTAGAAGTTTATAGTGATTTAGAAGGCGATGTATCTAATAAAGAATATAGCGAGTTTATAGATATATATTCTAAGATAATTAAAAAAAGCTGCAATGTTTTAAAGAGTGGAGGATATGCTATTTTTGTAGTGGGGGATATAAGGGATAAAAAAGGTAATTATAGGGATTTTATTTCTCATACAAAAAAAGCCTTTATAGATTCCGGCTGCCATTTATATAACGAGGCTATATTACTGCAGCCTTTAGGAACTGCAATGTTAAGGGCCAGCCGAGTTTTCGATGCTGGTAAAAAATTAACAAAAGTTCATGAAAACGTCTTAATATTTAGAAAGCCTTAAAATGAAAAAAACTAAAATTTCATATTTTAAAACAGTCACGGACACAAAGCCAAAGACTATCTTTCTAGAGGACTGGTTAAACGATACAATTAATCCTCCAAAGGATTTAAAAAATCAGGTTCAAAAATACAGGAATTTAAAAAGTAAAAATTTAAAAACTAAAATTCCATGCGTAACTATTTCAGCATGTTTTAAAAAGGTTAGAAACCTAGATAATATAAAACAAAAAAACCCCTTTATAGTTTTAGATATTGATAGGTATTCTAAATCAAAGACAGCGCCCTGCAATTTAGCCTTAGATTTTGAAAGAGCAAAAGCTATATTTATGACATTTAGCAGCTGCCTGTATGTAGGATATTCTGTATCAAGCGACGGGGAAGATGTTAAGGACGGAATGTATGCTATAATAAAATTAGAAAAAGGAATAAGCCTAAATAAAGCCTTTAAGCACTTTAAAAAAAGATTAGGGCGTATCGGTATAAATTTAGATGAGGCCTGTAAAGACTACACTAGATTACGTTTTTTCAGCCACGACTCCGGCGCTTATTTAAACCTAAAGGCAAAACCTTTTAAAATACCTAAGAAAGTTAAAATAAGGCCCTCAAAGAAAACAGGCAGCGCATCAAAGACAGATACAGAAAAGGTTGAAACGGTTATACAGCTAATTGAAAATAACGCGATAGATATTACTTCAAATTATGAAGACTGGTATAAAATAGCCGGGGCTTTAAACGATGCATTCGGAGGAAGTGGCCGGGAGTATTTTCAAAGAGTTAGCAAGTATCATCACAATTACAACCCAAAGGCCACAGACAGAAAATATAATAACTGCAGTAACATGAACCGGGTTACATTATCAACCTTTTTTCATATTGCAGATAACCACGGAATAAGATATTGATTATAACGTTCCGTATATGGTTTGCAGAATGAAATGGAGTTAATTATATACATTGTTATAAAACGTTTATTATGGATAATATAGAAAAAGAAATTATAAGAAGATTTAAGCCAAACACTAAATTCATATCATTGTTTGGTGCTAATGATAAAGTAAATTTAAAAGACAAATACTACATAAAAGATGGGTGTGGTTTTATTTTAGGGGAAAATGAATTTAGGATGATTTATGATAACGGAACTTGGGCAAATGTTTTATAACACTTGTATAAAAAAGCGTTTTAATGTTTTTTATACGATGTTATAATTTTTATTGCAAAAGGTTTTGCAGTTTAGTAATTAAGTGTATCTTTGTAATGTAGAACAATAAAAGCAATATTATGAAAAACCAATATTATCCGCCAGATGGATTAAAAACAAACAAGCCAAAAGAGGGCGAAATTCATGTTGAAAGCTTTGTTTTTAACATTGATAAAAACTATAATAAACCTTTAAATGAAGTATCCAAAGAAATACAAAGGAGAAAAAATATTATTAAAGTTCCCTGTTTTAGAGATAGCTGGTAAATGGTACGTCCACAGCCTTTTTAAAAACGGAACAACAGAACGCAGCGGGATAGCTTTTTATGAAGAGGCCTGCCATTGCTGGAGGGTTTGTTTAGCTTATAATAATAGAGTGGGATTTAAAGAAAAAGAAGTTAATAAAATAATAAAAAAGCTTTACAATGTCGAAGAAACAAAAAAAGAAAAAGGCAGAAAAAAGCCCAAAAAGAAAAAAGGAAAAAAAGCTAAAAAAAATAAACCATAGTATTAAGCTAAAGCTGGCCGTAAATATGGACTTCATGCAGCTGGATAAGTATATTAAAAAGAAAGGGAAAGATGCTAAATCGTGGAAAATGAAACACGGAATCCCTTACTGGTTAATAAACTCAAAAGGGGATATTGAAAACGCAAATTATATATTAAATGAAAACACAGATTTAGAGGATTTTGCAAATTACCTAAACAGGCAGCAAGTATTAATACTTATAAGATTTAACGAATAAATGGAAAACAAAGAAAGCAAAATAAAGCACAATTTTAAATCGGCCAGCAAATGGAAAAAAGCCCTTTCAGCCGCGCCACATTCTAGCTGGATAAAAGAAAGGTCTTTAGGTAGCGGAAGGAAATCTGTTTACATACCTACAGAGCACAAAGAATCTTTAATAGATATTTTCTTTGATGAATTTAACATTATAGACCTTAAATTAGAAGTTGTTGTTAACGAAATAACCTGTATTGTTAAAATACAATACCTTCCAAGCTATCCGAAGGCTGAATATAGAATTGTTTGTGGAGTAGCCGCTAAAGCTATACAGTGCGCTTCCGGGAGTACAGCCCACAGATTTCCAAGGCTTAAAATAACTAACGCTTTAGAGTATAACACCCCAGCGGCCAAAACTGCAGCAATAGGAAACGCTTTAGCCAGCATCGGGAATGTCTTTGGAAGAAACCTAAACAGGGGCGTCGATGATAATTATAATTTTTTAGACAGAATGGGGAGTAAAAAAACCAAAAAGAAAAACAAAAAGAAAAAGAAATAATATGGCTAAAGAATCCAAATTAAAGCTTAAATCATTTCAACGAAACGAAAGCGGCGTTAAAATAAAAATATCCAAAAAGGAAAAGAAAACGGCCAAAAAAAAACTTCAAAGAACTGAAAAATGGAGGGAGGAAAGGCGAGGAAATTGGACTGGCTCGCAGCTTAAAAGCTTAATGAGTTGTGCTCCCGGAAAAGGGAAATTATCCTGGGATAATTTAGATAGATTGTTTTCTTTTGGTGTTACTTCATTGAAGTACATTTATGAAAACGCTATGGAAAGAAAAACAGGCAGATATCTAGATGACGGGGAAGGAACTTATGATATGAGATACGGAACCAGGGTTGAGCCATTAATAGCCAGGTTTATAAAAGAAGAGTTTAAAAGAAGAAAAATCAAAGGCCTGGTTAAAAGCGTAGGATATAAATCCTTTCCAAACATACCTAATTCCGGCGTTTCTTCAGATTCTATATTAGTAAATAAAAAAGGGAAAACCATTGCAACTATAGAAATGAAAGCCTGTACTGCCTGGGGGACACACTACGAAAGAACATTTAGTTTAACAGACGAAAAAAGTAAGGACTTCTGGCAAATTCAAGGCCAAACAATAGCTCACGGAGTAGATGTTTGTTATTATGTAGTGGCTCAGCCTCCGCAAGATATAAAAGATTATTTATTCTACAACGGAAATATAATGGATTTATACGATAGGTTTGTTAAAGAATGTAAAATGACTATAGAGGCCGTTAAATCCTCAAAGCTGCATGAGGGGGCTTTAATTAAAAGAATAACCATAGCGGAAGACGCCTTAAACGATTGGCTTTCTGCGCAGGGGAGTTTAAAAGGTAATCTAGATGAAACTATAAAAATGTATGAGGATAATCCGGATAAATTAAATAAATACATTCCGCCCCT